GCTTGGATTTGCTGGATTTGCACCTGAATGAGCTGCTCGTTGATGTCTGGCTTGTCTTCTTGTGGTGGCGCTTGGAATTGTGATGGGTCTGACCAGAATTGCGACACGTCCTTGAACCCTGCAAGCTCCGTCATCGCCTTCAGTGTATTTGACAGCTTCTGCATGTCGGTCAGAGGATTGACTGGGCCCATGGTCGCCATGGCCTCTTTCTGCATCTCTCCGATCTGGCGCAACATCATCATGCGATCAGTATCCGTACCGCGACCAAGTGCGACGTTGATCGAAACATCCATGTTGGAGTTCCAAGTGCGCGGATCGATCGGGATAAACTCGTTCGACAGGCGCACCATGCGCGGTTGATCTTGGTGCGTAGTAATCAGATGCAGCACAATACGATAAAGCTGCTTCATTCCGGTTTCCGCAAAGATACGCGCAATCATCTCAATGTGCTGCTGAGCGCTCGACACAGTCGCGTTTACCGCTGCGGCGGTAGATGACTGCAACGCACCCGCATCAAGGCCCATAGACGCCTTTGAGATGCCTGTGCGGGCCTCTTTGATCTCGTCCATATATTGCAGCACTGGGAATGCCTGTTGGCCAACAAATGGCATAGACAATGGCTGCACCTGACCGGCAGAACGCTGGCGGATGATGGCGCCGACTTCTGTCGACATGACGTCATCGATATTAACCATACCCTCGGTCACTGCGACGCGTGGGTGGATCGACATCGCCAAGCTGTCGAGCGTGTTACGCATGATCGACGACTTGATGCGCTGGATGTCCATGACAGTGTCTGCGATCGACATGCCAAAGAAGTCGTGCGCCTCTGGGTCTGGGCAGAACACGGCGAACGGCAACATCGCGCACGGCTCGTTCATCAGGATCGTCTTACCGTCGCCCGCGGTGCAAATTTTACGCAGCTCTGCGATTCCGTCGCCGTCGTAATCGACGCGGATGTAGTTTTCGACGTAAAGCACTTTCTTCATCGCCGGATCGTTGCGCTCGTTCATCTCGTTAGACAGCGCGCGGTTTCGAGTGCTGCGCTCGATGTTTGTCTCCATGTCGTCGTATGACGATCCAAGCGACGCGACGTCGTCGTACTCGTAGCCCATGGCGACAAGCTCAGAAACCGTCACAATGCGGCGATGCGCAACATAGTCGGCGTCTTCTAGCGACTTACTTTCGCGGGAAATCAGGAATTCCTCCGGCGGCACTGCCTCTAGCTTCACACGGCCATCCGGATACGTGTATGTGGCGCGCACGGCGTGCATCATAGGCGGAGGCATAATCTGGCCGGTCATGGGGTCGATCTGCGGCTCTCCGATAGGCTCAGATGCGAGAATATCTACCTCAACGTCAGGGTCGGCCATAAGGGCGCTCAAAGCGTTGTCGTCGAGGCCGGACAGGTCGTGTGTCTCAAAACGTGTCTGATCATCCCAGTAGCACTTCAGTATGCCCGCCTTGCGGATAAGCGCGTCTTTGAACGCCGCGTGAATGTGCAGGAAACCGTTGTTGTCGCGATTTATGATGTAGTTCGCGTATTCCGTCGCCTGCTTAGCGGCCGCGACATCTTCCGGCCCTTGGGGCGCGTACTCAACGGTGCGGTCGGTGCCATGGAAAATGCGCATCAGCGACGGCATGATCGCCTGCACCGTGTCGCGCACGTCCATGCTGACAACTTGGCTGCGGCCCTCTTCCTCATTGCCAAACGGCTCGCCGCGGTAGTACTGCGTCGCGGTGGCGCGTGTGGGGCTGATCCAATTGTCGATAAAGTCGATTGCGTCGTCGATCTCTTTGCCAACGATGCCCTGTAGCTCGTCGTCGTTCATCTGGTTAGGGTTTAGCTCGGCCTGCAATGCAAGCGCTATTTCATTTGTCTCGTAGTCCATACTTATTCCTACTTGTTGAACATGCGCCAGTATTCATTGAATAGACCAATTTCATCTATCATCTGCTGGTCGGCCGGTTGAATTAGGTTTGTGTGGCTCATCATAAATGAGCGCTGATCTCCTGATGGTCGAGTGTATGCGAAACCATCAGTTAAGCCTCTGCGCGCATTGAAAAAATCTCTCAGCGTAATTGCCGCTGGGATTTGCACTTCAAGACTTCCGTCATATTCTCCTAAAATACCTCTTGGGTATATAGGGTGCTTAGAATCCTGCTGAACGCCAGTTCCAAGTTTAGGGCTGCCAATGTTTAAGCCAGTGTCAAATGGGTTTGCGAATAATAAATCTCTATCCGTTAAGGCAATACGCCCCTCACCCATAGGAATGCCGGCATCACGGAACTCTGCGCTATCTATTGCCTGCCAAACAGCTCTGCGGTTTGATCCATTTAGTGCGTCAAAGTCTACCTCAACGCCATCTAGCAAGCTAATTAAGTTACGACGACTATTACCGCCGCTAACAAGGTTTTCTAACGAGAAGTCTTTATCGACAAAATCTTTTGAGGCTACTAATTTTTCCGCCAGAAGCGTGCGTAATTTAGGATCGATATCAACATTGCGCATATAATCTCGCATCAAATCATCTGTAGCAAAGTCAGATGCTTGTCCGCCCATTGACGCATAAATCAGGCGTGGATTACCCGCCTTACCCGCACGCTCTAAGGTTTCTACCAAAGAATTAACAACTTTATCATCCGAAGCCCAGATACGATCGTTCGCGGCATCACGGATGTACCCAGAACCACCAAATTTTGAAACTGGATTATCGAGTGTTTGGCCTGAGAACCCAAGTATATCTGTATCTGCGACCATGCGATCACCGAACGCAGGAACCAGCATATCGCCAATCTTAATTTGAGTGGTTTTTCTTGCGTGTGCTTCGCGACGTTTTCTTGTGGCAACTTTCTGCTCTTCAACCGGCGTATTCATCCGCACATTAGAGGCTGGGTGATTATGCGTTAATCCGGTTTTACGATCTGGCTTTATATTGTTAAGGCGATTCCCGAACGCATCGAATTGCGATGCTAATGCCATAATAGCTTCAGGCTTAGCGCGACCCTTTTCATCACGTAAGCCAATATTAGACTCAAGCTGCGCAATTTCACTTGGCTCATAGCCGCGAACTGGAACACGCTTTACACCGCCAATGTCGTTTGGGTCTTTAGCGCTCAAACTCTGAGGTTGGCGCCCACGCTGCAACACTTCTCCAACGCCCTCTAAGTCACCTTGCGCGACAGCTCGTATAAGTCCTCGCGCATCAGCGCCGACAGCGCTATCGGCTGCACGTATAGCTGTAGTTGCGCCTTTAACAGCAGGAACGACCGATGCGACGTTCGTTATATCTGCTAAAAACGCTTCATTAGCGTCGCGGATTTGTTCGTATGTAGCGTTTTTTAACTCAACGCCTTCTGGGAGGTACGCAGCGGCGCCCTGAGACGCATTACCCGCTGATGACGCAATACCTGTCGCTGTATCAGTGATCGTGCCTATGGGGTCTTTTACGGCGCCTACAACGCTGTCCAGAACGCTACCGCCTATAACCCTTGCCGCGCCCATTGGGTCTTGGCGAATATAACGCCCTAAAAGTTCGCCAGTTGTATCATATCCATCATCAAAGCCGATGACGTTGTCCAGCAACGAATACCCTAGATTTCCTGCGCCGCGAAGATATTTTCTCATATCGACCATTATTCGCGCTCCATCATGTAGCGCAGCAATCCTTGCATAAATCCTGAAGTTGTCGGGCCTGCATTAAGAGGGTTTGCGATCGCCATAATGCCTTTACCGCCGGCGGCAACTTGACCCAGCAAGTCGCCCTCTTTCCTAGATTCACGAAAATCCGCCAGTAAGTTGTCAAACTTATCCTCGCCGGCTTCGTAGCTTTGTGGGTACGTTTCGCCCAAAGGAACCCCAGCGCGTGGCCCGTGCTTGCGCATCATCTCGGCCATGTAGTTGCGCTCTGGCGTGCCTTCTTCGGTCTGCTCTAAGGCACGCAAGGCACGTAATATTGTTTCGTCGCTGTACATCGGGCCTTCGACGTCATCCTCGCGCGGACGGAAGGCGTTGTAATCGTCGTTGGTCATATCAACGTATAATTTGCGTAGGAACGGATCCATTACCACTTTACCTTTTTAACTACACCACGTTCCACGCGGGTTTCTATTTTGCGCCTGCTGCTTTCTTGTCGCCCACCTAATGTTTCCAATCTCGTAATGACCATTGGTATCTATCCTATCAAGTGTTTGATTTTCGGGCCTAAGCCCAATAGCTGCAACCAATTGCTCAAGTGAGGCAATCTTAAATTCCACATTTTCATAGCACGGATGGTGCTTTGCACCAAGTTTACATCGCCTCTTAGCCTTGTAAAACGACCTGCGCGTGTACTCCAATGCTGGATCGCCTTTGACGCCTGAGCCCTTTGTCGGATGCGGCTTTTCCTCAAAACGCGTTTGGTTTCGACAAGGCTTACAATATAACTCAACGCCGCGTCTTTCTGCTTTACGAACAACATCACCACGCGCCATTCTTTTCTGCTTGCAACGTGGGCATTGAGTTTCCACCTTCAAATTGTAATTTGGCATATGCTTGATCTCCTGCTAACAAGGCAAGCGTAACACCAATTGGCACTATTGTCCACTTAACGCGGTTACTCCAGTAGGCCGCGGACATCTTGCCCTTGGCTATGTTCTTCGCATGGCGCGCCTTAAACGACTTGCTGCGCGCCGTAGTTTTCTTGTCACCGCTGACACCTTGCTGGCCAAAGCGGAT